TCCTAGTCCTCCACCACCGCCACCACCTAGTCCTCCACCTCCACCGCCACCTAGATCTCCGCCACCTTGTTTATTACCACCTAGTCCTCCACCTCCTATACCAAAGTATACTTGTCAAAAATGTCAATGCAACTGTGTAGAATGCGTGTAGCATACATGTAGAATGCGCTTAGTTGAATAATTTCTTTTTTATATATAAAATGCAAATCATTTTATGGATGTTTATTATTTTAACAATTTTACTAATTATTAAAGTTTTACTTGAGATTAAAGAGAAATTTGTGCCAGAATACTTACATCATAAGAGTAGTTGTTTTGATTGCGAAAACCAGGCTAGAATGATGTATGGTGATGATGGAGCATGGACTGCTAATCCATCTAAAACATATAGTGCAGAACAACAAGGCGTTGATGAATATGGTTTAGCAGGTGGATTTATTGGTAAAACAATTAAATATTATTAAAAATATATAGATATATAAGAAAAATTTGAATACATTTATATAGAAATTTGAAAATTTAAATGCTTGAATTAATAGAATCAGATACAGACCATAATTATTTTGTAGTTGCGGTATCAAGTGAAGCGGTCGCAGATGTAAGAAAATATGTGTTAATGCATATAATAAAAGGTAAATATGCAATTTATGATTATGAATTTCATGATATAATTAAATGTTTTAAATGGCAACCTAATAATGGTTATGCTTGTTGTTTATTAAAAGATATACATTTTAAGAAATTACCAGATTTACCTTTTCAGAAAAACAAATTAGTCTATATGCATATCCTTATTCAAGAATATTGTCTTAAAATAAAATCTCCTGTTCCATCCGAAAGATATGTGCTACATCATATTAATGAGCGAATGCGTGATAATCGTAAAGAAAATATGATATGGGTAAGCAATAATCAACATCGAGCTCTCATGATAAAAATTGGTAAATTATATAAACCTCCTGCAGAATTACGTGAACAAATGTCGGAATTACCTCCATTTTGTCGTTGGATAAATGCTAAAAAGTTATTCAGAATTGATAGTCATCCAGCCTGTTTTTTAGCAGTTGAAAAAAATGAAGCTGTTCATAAATATATTGACAGTCTTAAAAGTAAGAAATATACCATTCAACAGAAATTTAACGATTTTATTATAAAATGGAGTGACCTTATGGCAAAACCTTATGGTGGACAAGATAGTTTTCCAAAATATCTGGAATTTAAAGCAATGATGGATAATAGCTATAAAGAATTGACAGACTTTGCGAGTTTAAATGAATGGGTTTTTATTGAAAATGATAGTGATGAAGCATCTGTGTATGCGGATGCTTTATCGGAACATACTGAAGCCGCTGACGCAGCTGAAGCAGCTGACTATGTTACAATTGATGATGAATATATCAATAATGTGATTGATTGTAGTTATCCGTGTGAAATTTAGGATATATAGATACGAGTTATTTTACTGATATGTGCGCGACATAAAAAACAGTTTGTACCTATTTTTTTCTTACAGTCATCGCATAAACAATGACCACAGTTTTGAAGAGTATATGTAATATTTTTTTCATAGCAAATCGGGCAATTGCCAATATTTACTTGATCTGAAAAGAATTCATCTTTTACTTGAGTTAATAATGGAACAGCTGCATTATAATGTTCAAATAAATTGGCACGCTCTTCATAATATTTTTCTAACTCTAAGTTCTTAATCATTTCAAATGCCCTTACTGCTAACATTGCTATAAATTCCTGAGAATTGACTAATCCAAAAAACTCTGTTATTTTTTTATTTACATCTTCATATGTAGTTTTAATTATCTCTTTTCTTTTTTCTATTAGAGTTATTGTTTCTTGAATTTTGGTTAACTTAATCTTAATATCTTTAAAGTTATCTGTAAATTCTTTGATATTTTCAATCGATTGATCTACTGGTTTAGTATGCTTAAAGTAATCTAAGGCATATATAGACGGCATTGACTGTCTTAATTGTGATTGCGATTGTGATTGTGATGCCAAATTAAATAATGCTGGTATAGATGAATAGAAATTACGCGTTGATAATTGAAGTTCTTCATTATCGTCGGTTTCTTCTCTATCTCGATTTCTATTTAAAGGAACAAATGCAATGTCCATTTATTATAGTATAATATTATATATATTTACTTAAGTAATAAACATAAATTATTATTTAGTCAATAAAATGTGCAGATTTATTGAAAAAATATATCAGAAATCATTACAAGCTAAGTGTGGATATGGTCATAAAAGACTTCCATCAGGAATTACAGATATAACAACTCCTAAAAAACATATTGAAATAAAAGAGTATACCATGTGGAAACATGCACTTGGTCAGATACTTGCATATGATTATTATGATCCAAAAGAAAAATTAGAAGTGCATTTATTTGGAGAATATCCACCTGAGAAAAAAAAGATTGCTAAGGCTGTATTTGATAAATATAATATTACGATTGTGGATTTAAATTAGTCAGCAAAGCTTAGTTTAGCGCACTTTTGTTAAAATTCCTTTATTTCATAAATAGATTTACTCCAAAATGCTCGAGTAGAATGATCAGTATGGTAAGTAAATATAAATGCTCCGATTACTGGAACTTTGACAATTTGTGTGTAAGCACCGTCTATAATTACTGAATTTTGTAGATTATTTTTTTTTAAATACTTGACATTTTGCTATATTGTCAAATAAATGTATGTTTATTTTTATTGGTTACATAATGGTAAAATATGTATTTGCCAAATATGATATGGCAACTCAGGAGTTTCTTTCATCTTTATTATATATTTTCTAGCATTTAAAGAAAAAAATCCACCTAAAGATTCTTGTATGTTAATTTAATTTTAGCACTTGAGCTTCTGATAATGAAATTAAAAATTATTTTAATTCTTTATTAAATTTAAAAATGTCTGAACATCTCAGATCTAAAATGAGCAACATTCATTATACTTTTGTTGTAAACGGTCTGTTGAATAATGAACAATTTAACGCTCATGATAAGATTCTAAATATATTAGATGCCGATTTAAGTAAGCAGCCTCTAAAAAAAGAAGAAATTAGTAAGATTCTAAAATCATATAAAAAAAGTGGTGTGATTTCAAATATTCCATCTCTAACTAAAGAAGAAATTTTGCAATATTATAGATATGATGTATGTGGCTATATGTTTAAATTGATTGATAATAATGTTGAAACAGACTACGATCCTGCGATCATAGTGAGAGATGGTAAAAATGTAGTTGCGACAATTGGTTTAGATCATCTGATTAGACTGGACAAGGCAGTCATGATACATCGTCTTTGTGCAAAAAAAGACTATGGAAGAATTGCGCTAGCCATTGCCGAATATGTTTATAGCCAAACCCCATGTGAAGTACTAAGTTACGACGAAGACGGAAATCTAATTAATAGTAATGCGGGTGAGATACCGAAAAATATAACTCTATGGTCCATACAAAAAGAAGGACCGCTCATGAAATTTTATAATCAATCTGGCTATCAAAAACAAAATAATAATGATGGTCAATCATTATACAAACCAAATTTTATGTCCAATCAAAACCCTTTAATTGACTTAATTAATGAGCTACAAACAGAAAATAGAAAAGAAGAAGATATTATCACATTTGCAAATGCCCTACAACAAGTATCAGACCTACAAAATGGTGGCGTGAGATGTAAAGACCGCATTCAGTACAAGAATCGTGTGTACACGGTGTATGGAACGGAGAACGATCGATACATCAATGTCAAACGTGAAAAAACGCTTTTGTCATCGATTCGTCGACAATACAGATATGCGGATTCGGGAGACATAATCTCCTTCCGTACATAATAGTTCGGCTTCGCGAAAATTTAGAAAGACTTTAGGCGCTTGCTTTGTCTATTTTGATTTTACTGGCAAAGCAGATTTCTAGCACTTAAAGACAGTTAATATCTTTTCCCGTTGTTGAACTATGAAACTCTTTTAATAACCGACAATCACATGCTGCTTCTTTCAAACATTGATAAATCGTAAATAACTCCTTAAATCTCTCTTGAGATTCCTTATAAATACGCTCATCTATATTTTCTATATTTGTATCTGTATGTTTCGGTGGAGCATCTAACTTTTTCAACTCTTTCGCCTTTTCTCGTAGCTTTACCTTTAATTCTGCTACTATATTTTTACCATCTGTTAATGCCGCTGTTAATGCTGATACTTTCTCTGTTGCCTGGGTTAAATCTATACGAAGTTGTTCGATATTTCCAGTTTGTTTTCCCTTAAGTGCTAATTTCTCTTGTTTGGCTAGTTCCTTGGCTACTTCCTTTTCTTGTTTTTTCGCTTCTGCTAAAGCCTCTTTAGATCCTGCTTCTGCAATCTGTTCTTCTATATCTGCTATATCTGATTGAATAGCTTGTCGTTGCTGAGTGGTATCTACTACTATTTCACTAGGTTTATCCATAAAATAACGATGTAACTTAACTACCCATTCACCCTTGGCACGATTCTTATTAGCAAAAGAACAATAACGAACTGCACGACCGATTGCTTGTTTTTCAGAGGCCATCGTTACAAATGGTTCTAACATATGAATATTTGCTACATCTTTCAAATCAATGGATTCATTATATTTATTTGATGCTAACATAATATGAATCAACTGGCCATCTTTATTTTCTGGATGATTATAAATTTTTAATAATTCATGTAAATCTTGACCCGCATTGCCACCCTCACCTAATTCTGTATTAATAACTAATATATAACGTTTACCAGTTGGCTCTGGTAATTTACGCGCCTTATTCAGTTTTTTAGCTTCTGCAATCGTTAATTTTTGATAGCCAAGTTTATCTAATTCTTTAGCTACAGCAATAACACCATGTCCTCCATAACCACTTCGCATATAAAATGCACTATATAAATAATGCTTCTCATCCGCATACTTCTGTATATTTTCTAGCACATAAGGAAGTTTAGATGAAAAATTATTAAGATCCATATCCTTCTCAAAATTAAATAACATATTCGCATATTTACGAGCTGGTTCATAATATTTACTTAATTCATTCTTTTTAGCTAACGCCTTATAATTTTTCTGTATATCTTTAACTGATTTATATGCCTCAATATAACGCTGAAATTGATTATCAGACATAGGAAGTTTAACAGGATCGCTATCTTTTACTATAGGGAATTTAGTCGTATCTGAACTCATATCAAAGAAACTAATCATACCTCGGATATTCTGTTTAAATGTATTAATAGATCTCTCATCTTCTGTATTTGGAGATGGAATTTCTGGTACATCATGATCCCTAATAATATTTAATAACTTTAATAAATCAGGGATATTATCACCAGGAGTCGCAGTTAATATAACTACTTTTAATCCAGGATGTTTCTTTGGATCAATTAATTCTTTTTCTAAAAATTCATGCTGTTTTTTCTGATTTGGCAAAGGCCGAAATAAATTATGAACCTCATCTATAATTAATATACAATTATCTAAATCTACATATTCCTCTCCCGCTAAAATCTCAGCATGCGTCTTCTCTGCCTTCTTAGGCTTTTTTTTTTCGACTGGCATTGGTGCTTCTGCTATAACAGGAACTGCAGCTGCAACTGCAACAGCAACCGGTTTTTTTCTTGGTGCACCACCTGTTATTTTATGTTCTTTTTTATACTGTATAGCTTTAGCTACACGATTTGATAATTTCGCAAAGGATAAAAATCTTACATTACGTTTTTTAAATGCTTGACCAATAAGAGCCATTGATTGAGCTTCACTTGTTCCTAAATAAGGTGCTTGCTGAAAACGCCCAAATAAATTATAAGCACATCTATGAAATACAAAATCTGGATTACTAGCAATTGCATCTATTGAACTCGCAAAAATTATTTGCTTATCAGAATCCCAAAAAGCATCCATTACACCAGTAGCTGTACATGTATTATGTGTCACTGTAAAATCACCTAATAAATAACGATTATTTCCATCTAATGTAAAACCATAATAATTTCCTCTTCCTAGAGATAATACGTTTATATTTGTAGTTAATACAGAATCTGTACGTTCAGGCTTTTCTAAGACTCTCACAGGAATCAAATATATATTTCCAGATATAATAATGGCATTATCAAATAAAGTTACTACAAACCCTAAAGATCGTATTAAATAAATAAGCTTTTCTGAATGTGATATAATATAAAATATATTATTTATCATTTTACCATGGTTATCTAATATTCCTGCTAATAAATGTAACCGAATTTGTCTACTATTTATTATATAATCATCGGGTATATTAGATAATTCAGCAGTTAAATTATAACCAATATCATATGGATTCTGTTGAACTGATTCAAATGGGAAATTAACAGGAACTTTATAACCTTTTAGTCTATGCTTTAAATGAGATGGTAAAGCAATATAATCATTCACTTCTATTTCGATTATATCATTATCTGTTTTATTTAATAAACACAATATATGCTCTGAATTAACTGTATAAGTATCTCCGTTATCTTGAATAATATCATACATCTCATCTTGTCCCCTAGCTAATGATAATACTTCACGTGGCTTTGAATCATCACCCATTAATCGATCACCAACATTTATATCCTGAACCATTTTAATAGTGCCATCATACATTATAATAGGAGTATTATAACCATGACATTTTCCACTACCAGTTGAATGAAGCGCTAACATCCCGCGTTTCTTAGACTTTTTAAGAGCTATATTTTTCATAACCATATTAACTACAGATTGTGGTATACTTGGTAACATTGGTTGTTTTTTAAGGACTTCTACCTTAGCAGATACACGATAATCAGTGTCAAATTGTTCTTTATCCATACGATTATAAAAATCTTCTAGTGGATCTGGATCTAATCCTAGATATTCACGCCATTTCTTATCACCCATTTTTTTACGTGTTGTCCATACCTTCTTAAATGTATCAAATTGCTTATCTGTCATCTGTTTTTTCAATAAAATTATATCTTTCAAATTAGTAGGATTTAAAGGACGATAATCAATATATTCTGCGACTTCTGCTGGAGCTTCTGGTAGTTTATCTTTATCTTCTCCGTCTTCTGTATCAATTCCATTACATCGATCACCACGACCTAAAAGAGTTCCTACTTTTGGTGCTGGCCCATGTTTGTTTTTGATATACCAATTTTCTAGAAATTCTTCAAACTTATCCAACGGCATATCTTCAGGAGGTACTGTAACTGGTCCAGTAGGTTTATTATCTTTAGGAGATTTTGAACCTTTAATACAATCATATGTATATGCAGTTTGTTGTTTCCATATACAATTTTCTGATTTATTACATCGATCTGCATTTTCTATCACTAATTTTTGAATATTTTTATTATATTTACCATGATAAGGTCGCAATAATTCTGGGTTTTTAAGTTCTTGACCACATGTTTGATCTTGTTCAGATGTCCAACAGACTCCATCTTCATATTTATTGGATCGATTGGTAGAAGTAGGATCCCAATAACCATCTGCTAATTCGCATTCACGTTTGTTATTAATTTCTGTAAAATACTGGTTATCTTTGTTTGTATCAGTTGATAGAGCAGATGATATAAACTTACATGTTTTATTATTGATATGTTCTTTTTCAGTTTGACCTTCTAAAATATATTTTTTGTATTCATCTACATCAGCATATGTTTTATATGGATTTTTCTTAGGATAGATATATTTGTTTAATGGGCCAAACTTATTTTTACATGCAGTATCTAGTTTAGTTAAGTATTTTTTTAAACCTAACTTTTTCTTTTCATATTCCTCCATATTTATATTATAGTAAGAATAAAATAGAAAAAAATTATTAGTTTACTAATAGTTAGTATACGGAACATCCTGCGAGAGTTGATAAGAGAAATCTTCGTCATATTTAAGAAAGTAATATCCTAGCAAGTTAAACACAATATTGTGATCAGGTCCAGAGACAATTCGGATTTCTTTATTTGTTGTTAAAGTAACAGTAGCATCGGGAAATAGCAATTTCGCACATAGCAACATCGTATTTTTAAACATCAATTTACCATCTGGCATGATAAACGAATGTATTGAATTATGTTTAGGTTCCATATCGGAAATAACATGGTCAAAACATAATTTATAATACATCTCTTTGGCATTGGATTTAGAATTGTAAATACCGCCAAATTGTGACATTGACTTGTGAAACTTACTAATATGATGTTCGTTTTTAATTACAGCCTGTGTTTGACGCATAATTTTATTGGTCCAATACATTGTTCTCGATTGTTTCCATAATGGATCACCTGGCTTATAGTTCCGAAAATAACCAAATTCTTTCCAATATTCCATATCAACTTCTAAAGCATACTGTACATCTTTAGAATACCATACAGTGATGAATTTATCCCAGTTGGCATCGAAATCATAATATTCCCACATTTCCGATTTTAATTTTGAATAACATTATAAAGAAGTTGTCAAATTTTTACTGGTAAACGTATTAGTTCTTGTCTTTATCATTTTTGTCATTTATAGATTTATAATGTAAATAATTTAAACCACAATAAAGCATAGTAAACGTAATAATACTCTTACCAATTAGATAACTTGTAAATTCTAATGATTCTAAAGAAGTGATATCAAAACTTTTACGAATAATTAATTGGCGAGGCTTTACCGGAGAAAAACGCGGCGATAAACAAGGTTTATTTAATAGGCGCGGCGATTTTGATAACATTTATAATAGTTTTTTTAAATTTTACAAAATTAAAACGCATGAAAAGTAAAAATTTGATATCTTAAAATGAAAATCAGGTAACTTGAATTTAATAATGGAACCTCTTAAAGTCATATATGGCTTTGAAATAAGTCCTTGTTCTAGCCCTAGCTCTAGCCTAGGTTATAGCTCAGGTTCTAGCCCCGGTAACGTTAATTACTCCGATTATTTCAGTGAAGAATTTGGTTCTATTAAGCATTCGATGTTAAGTATTGAACTTCATCATGCTAAACCAACTGCTCTATCAGAAAACAAAAATGAAGATATTGTTAAGCCTCCAGAGATTAAAAATAAATCAGAAGTTGTAAATTATGTATTTGGTAGTCAGCCTATTTCTATCCGTGGAAAACGTATGTATTAAAACAGAATTATAATTTGGAAAATATGTAAAATATATCGTTGTTAGATCTGTATTTTTTTATTTCATTATTTATTTTATAAGAGTTTTTAAATCATAATTGTAATATGCTAGTAGTTCCATATTTTTCCCATATATTGTTGCGACAATAACAACATGATTTCTTATTTGTTAACCATTTTTCCATACACTTTTTATGAATAGCACCTAAACAAGCTGGGCAGCCAAGGATAGATGAATCTGAGCCTGAGCCTAACTCCATGTAACAGATTGGACAGTCATCATCTTCTTTAATTTCTCTGTATTTATTGAAATTAGGCTGATTATCTTTTAGATCAATATATTTATCAGTTAGACTTAGATTGATTAGACAAGAATCAATGCTTAAACATGTACATAAATCTTTTACTTTCTCACAATCAAATGTAAGAGTATCATAGAATGATTGATCATTATATTTTAAGACACGAGATAACACAAAACATACATGCTTACAGACACATCCTGCGCGCTTTGCATGTCCTAAGAAATCTGGACAATTACAGAATGTTTTACCTGAATTATATAATTTGACTTTATAAACATTTCGAGTACTGCCGGATATGGTAAATTCATAAAATATATTTTCAGATGGTAAATTCACTGCTTGATGATCTAAGAGATAGAATTCATCGGTCAAGAGTTTATTGAAACGCTTTAGTTGATCATGTTTCATTTTTCTTATTTTTTACTATATACATATAGTAGTTTGGCCTTATATGTTTTTCTTTTTATTTTCTTTTTAGTTAACCATAAAATTACAAAAATTTGATTTAGACTATCGTAGATTGATGTTAAATTATAAAAAATGGAAATAGATGAATTTCCAAGAGATATACAGCTGCAATTAATAAGGCGTTTAGACATTGATGCACGACGTGCACTTGGTATTTATACAAAGCTACAAGTACCACCTGAACTTGAAAATCGTATTAGTAAGACATATATTAAGAGACTTACGATGACAGTTGCTGTTGAAATAAAGCCTATATCATCTTTATGGCTAATTATACCACATGTGAAAATCAGAAACTTTGAGAGAATGAAGAAAGAGATATGTGATAATATATTAGTATATGATCATAGACTTCATATACAATATAAACGTATATTTATGATGTTGCGGTCATATATTTTGAATATGACGGATCTTCCATTAAATGGATTAGCCATTAATATAGGTATTGTTGATAACATACTATATATAGGAATGGGTGTGCCAAGTGAGAAAGAAACGGAATATATGTATTTTATAACTGATAATCGATGGATGGGACCTATGCATATGAAGATGTGGAATATGTAAATGGATTGAGACTTTTTCTTATCTTATAATAAATAAAATAGTGAAATTAATAATTCATGTACATATTCTACACAAGGCGAATTGATTTGTGGCACTAATAATTTACTTAAAGAACCCGCAAAAGTGCTAGCGGAATCTTCTAGTTTTAAACCAGTAACTGAATGGAGACATGAACGTCATGGACCTGTGAATTATGATAATTCGGATCTTTATAAAATGGGTGGTGGTGTAAAATGTGGCGGTAAACATGAGAATGAATGGCATATGAATGGAAATGAAAGACGGGGAAAATCGATTGAAGGATTTCGAAGTGGAGGTGGAAGAAGTGTTCCAATGATTGCCCGTTCTTCGGGAAATTGCACCCGTGGGAGAAAATCAAATGGAGACTGCGTTTAATTCAAAAAAATAATCTATCTTTATAGATTGTAAGTTGAAATAACACTTACGAAAATTTGACCTTGATTATAAATCTTTTCGAATAGATGGGATTTTAGGGGTTGAAATTTTGACAAAATAGCTCAGTTGGCAGAGCAACAGTCTGTTAAGGATGTCTGGTATGGGTGGAAATTGTAATCAATATGATTGGAATAATTCATAATGATTATTATGACTGTAATATACTGATAGAAGACAACTGTAGGTCAAGGGTTCGATACCCTTTTTTGTCGCTAAATTTTAAGATTTTCAAGTAAATTCTGTATATTATCATCATCATCTTTTTTATATTTATGAAATCGCAAGTTTTGCAACTAAGTTTTCAATTTCTTCTTCTTTTATAAGTGGTGGTAAATTTTTATTTAAATTTGCATATTCTCCATATAATTCCTTGGCTTTTTCATTATAAACATATGCTGCTTCAAGTTCACATTTAAATGAACCATAATAGTTACGTTTATGCTCATAACGTATATGAACTTCCCAACGATCTTTATTTTTTGAAACACCAATATATTGACTTGAAGTTGTTTGAGATTTTTCTCTATTATGTGCATTGATATTTTTATTTACTATACGTAAATTTTCTGTACGATTATCTAAACGATTATGATTGATATGATCAATTACCATATTTTTAGGTGGTTTACCAATAATTACTTCATGCATCGATATGGATGTTTTATCAATAGCTTTTCTAACATATCCACCCTCTGTAATATACCAAAATTGTTTATTGAAATTATGCCATAAATTATCATCTACTAAAATTTCTTTATTTTTATATTTAATAATAGCAATACCGTCTTTATTTCTAACAATTTCTAAATTATTAGCTTCAATATCTTTTTCATCTTTAATTTTTTGGATCATATTTTTAAATTCTTCTAAAACAGCTTCTGCTTCTTCTAAAGTGCTTAATCCATATTTCACATATTGTTTATTATTATAAGCTATTTTAACATCATATTTTTTTTTATATAAACTTATATTTTTAGGCATTTGTCTCTTTAGTGGTGTATATAAATCTTCAATAGTTAAACCATTTACTTCTTGAAATTCAACCAAGTTATTGGTCTGTGCATGTTTTCCAAATAAGATATAAGCAGCTTTATCAAACTGTTTAGCAGCATCGATTTCATTATTAAAACATCCAAAATATAGACCTTTACAATAAACTCGCCAATGTTTTCTTTTATCATTATAATGTGTACCAATATAAGCACGACCGTCTCGTTTAGGAACATTTTGATTATTCTGTGAATTAGTTGCAAATCTTAAATTATCTCTTTGATTATCCAAACGATCTCGATTAATATGATCAACAACCATATCGTCTTCTGGCTTTCCTAAAATAAAGTGATGCATCGAAATAAGTTTTCCGTTAAATAGTCCTTGTGCATATTTATCATGAGTCAACTTCCATTTAATTTTTGAACATTTTTCATAATCTTCATCAGATATACGAGCTATATATTCATCTTTGATTACAATTTCTTTCATACCTATATTATTATTGATAAAGTTATACAAATAATATTCAAATTTTCACACTTTATCATATCTACCTGATACTATTATTTTAAACGTTAAAATTATTTCCTTATATGCTTTTGTGTTGAGCCGGCTGTTAGGAAAAAAAGCTAACAGTGATTTTTGTCTTAACCGTTTTTATAATCTAATAAAGCAATCAGTCTGTCTTTATCTATATCTTCATAGTCAAACATATAATCATAATACCAATAGTATTCATCATTCTCAGGGTTCAAATAAATAGCTTTTTGCGTTTTTATACCAATATAATTTCGATCAATCAAAACATTCTCAGGAAATACAAAAAAATACTTCATATCTGGAAAATATAATTAATTTTAAATTAATTTAGCTTCTAAACGAAGTAATATATCTCTTATTTCTCTTAAAAGTGTAACTGTTAATATTTTATCTTTATCATCAATTTGATTTTCTATATTTTTTTGTTCTATCTCAACCTTGACTTTTGTTGCTCGTCGTTCTTTCTCAATTTCAAGAATTTCTTTATGAATTCTCAATTTTATACTAACTTCTTCAATATTCATACCATCTTGTAATAATCTCATTGCAATATCATTTAAGCGAGCTTTAATACTTCCAACTGTTCTTTTATGTGCTAAAGCTATATCTCCAATTGATATTTCATTTTCAATTTCTTTTAGTAATTGATTTTCTTCATCTTTGGTCCACTTAGATCCAACTGCAGAAGTTTCGGGGTTTTCTTTTAATTTTTTAATATATTCACTTATATTTTTTGACATTTTTTAAATATAAATGATGAAAAATAAAATCAAATTTTTTTTATTTAAACTATATTTCTTTAAAATTTATTTATTTTTACAAATATAAAGTTATACAAAAGCTAACAGTGATTTTTGTCTTAACCGTTATCAATTTAAAAAAATTACTCAGAAATATAAATCGAATACATTTTATTTGCATACTGAAATTCAGGTATTGTCTTAAAATCTTCGATAGATAATTTGTTATGATAAAACTTCATTAATCTCTTCTTTGCCGATAATTTTGAACTATAAAACTCATCCGCCTTATTTTCATCTATATACTTGGCTACTTCATAATAATCCAACACATCTTGGTCAATTTTAATATCTTCTGAATTTACTACTTGATCCACTGCGGCATACTCATAATTCACAAAATTCTTAATTATATTTGGTGTATCTGCACTAAATCCAGCCACATCTAACATACCAAACGGATCTTCTGGGTCTGCTAATGTAAAACTATTTGCTGCTAATCCCACCACAATTAACTTACAATAAATTCCAGATTGTTTACGATATTGTTTTAAAGCCTGACTTGGAGCAATTTTATTACAATTTGTTTCACAATCTGTAAACACAATCATTGCATCATATTTCTTATTATTTTGCATACTCCATGTCATTGGCAATGAACAATCTGTCGAATCAAAATTCCTATGATATGTTCTTCGTAAATTATTTTCTAAAGAATCATTTGGATCCAAATCTAACTTACAAAATTTATTCGAAAATGCCATAATATCACAGTCTTGTTCAACCGATGCAAAAATCATCGCTAATGCACAAGCCACTTCACTTGCCATCATACAATCAATTCCACATACTGTTGCTCCTGTCATACTTCCACTTACATCCAATGCCAATAAATACCGCTTCCCTGTCGATTCTGTGTTTTTAAATGCAAGTTTAAAAGCTACATTCAATGCAGCTGTTAACTTTGATATAGGCGTCCACTTCAAATCACCTTTCATACCACGTCCACTCGAATACATCTTTAAACTTATCAAAATCTGTAGCGGATGAACCTTACTATTTTGAATACTCTCTTCTGATGTAAGACGATCAATTAACCGATTTAATGTCTCTGGATACTTTGAAAATACACCCAGTCCTGTCATTTTGTTAATATTTCGCAACATTGCTACCATCGGCATATTCTGTGCTAATTCATTCCATATATCTGCATTATTTAATAAACCAGTTGGCACATGTTCTCGCACAAAATGATGCTCTTTAATTAAATCTATCGCTAAAGCAGGAGATGTCGGATCAGTCATAGTCTTTAACTTCTCATAGGCTGTAATATAATTTAAAATATCTGGATTCTTATCCGTCTTTAACATATATGCTTCAAAGCCTTTTGTGACATATTTATATATTTGATCAGGAACCTTATTCGGCATCTTAGCATGACATAATCTTAATACATCTATATTGGTCCATTTATTCCTATGTTTATACTTTGTGACTAGATAAATTAGATTTGCCGGATCTTTATCATTATACCACTTGGAAATACTTGTCTTGTGAAGCTTATTCCATCCGGTTGATTTATGTAAATCCTTATTCGCTAACTCATAAAACTCAATAAACATAAAAAGATTGGTAGGAATTGTACAAACTTTAGGTAATAAATCATATACTTTCTTTCTTAATTCAGGTGATGATTTCTCAGCACAACATCTAGCCATCAGATAGATTAAATAATCTTTCTTATAAATTTGATCAATATGTTCAGTTATAAGATCAACCAATTTACTATGATTTTCAGTAATTGATATAAGTTTTTCAATAGATGATACATGTTGTCCCGTTAAATCTTTTTCATCCATATAATACGTTCCTTTTTCAGTGCCTAACATTAAAAACCGTCGAAGAAAATCCCATTCATTCACCTTGAAAACTTCTTTGCCACATGAATTTAACACCATTTTTTGTATCCTAATAATTATAAATTAAATTATCTTTATATGGTTATTTCTGAAAACTATATAAGGATAACGTATAAAATATTATTTGTGATCCGGATGAAATTAGTTATCTATTTGAAAAACCACTAATTTCAGCAAATTTGATCACCAAGTTATGTGTAAATATTGTCCGTATGAAATCTATTTTAAGGCGTTTACGATTTAATTTTGATTTCAGCCGCGATTTGATGTTATTTACACATAAAACACAGACTTTATCTATCTTTTGACTTATTCGTCAAGAGCAAAATATAATCCGTCAGAATTCAGTTATCAATCTTTATTTGTTGGTACTAGTTACCGCTTCTGAATTCTATTTTTTGATTATATTTTGATGAGTCCGTTTGATAAAGTTTATTGATTAGTAACACAATTTATGATATTATTTTTCTTTCAATTATTTAGTTTCATTTAAACTATAATATTTCTTGACAAATTTCGTATATTTAGATAAGAATTGTTTCAACTGATATGGATGTGTATATAGAAACTCTCCAGATGCTACTACATCGGTTAATTCTGATATTTTTTTATAAGTAATATTCGGATTATTCATGATTTCTTCAATATCCTGCAAATATAACATTATAATTATATAATATATAATAAATAATGTTATATTCACAAGTATTAAACAACTCTTTTTATTTGACTTATGTATTTCTTATTACAACTGGCACAATCACATTTATAGAAGCTCTTCGAACTACGAATCCCACAATTCGCCATATAATGAACTTAGAGACATGTATATCGATTGTTGCTGCTTTTTTTTACTCTCTATTTGTTCAAAAAATTAAAGACTCTTCCACAATAGATTATACAGAAATAAATACAATTCGATATACCGATTGGTTTATTACCACACCATTAATGTTAATGGTATTATGTTCAGTATTAGGACATGAAAAAAATATGAAATTATATATTAGCACATACTTAATAATATTATTATTAGATATTGGCATGATCAGTACCGGATATTTAGGAGAAACTAAAGTTCTAGATAAACCGATTGCGTTTACATTAAGTTTTGCATGTTATTTCTTATTATTCGCATTTATTTATTATAAATTTATGTATCATGGTAAAAACACATTCATATGTATATTCGTCTTCTATAGTTTCATAATTCTATGGTCTATTTATGGACTTGTATATTTTATGGATGAAAAAATTAAAAATACTATATTTAATATACTAGATCTAATTGCAAAAGCAATTGTTGGCCTTGTTCTATGGCTTTATTTCACTGGAATTATTGATTTTACGAAGTAACCTTACGAAATAATCTCATATGGTTTAAGATCAATATATGTTTCTTTCATATTTATTACACGATTGTATAAGTCTTCTATTTTATCATGTGTAAGATATCGTAATTTAAATATTTTAGCACAATCTCCAAAAGAATATCGTATGTCTTTGTAACTAGAAAATAAAAAATCTAAATATTTTAATTTTATATCTGGATTACCACGTATATGTAGACTCGTATTTTTTGGAAGATGTATTGATATGTCTTTTATTTTATTATATGATAAATTTAATTCTAAATATGAATCTGCTTCTATGTCAAATTCTATATCAAACTTAGTAAGATTATTATTATGTAAATCCATAATTTTTATATCTAGTAATTTTTCATTATTAATTACATCTACTTCTTCTAACTGACAATCATTTATTCTTAAGGTTGTTAGAGTTGAATTTATAGATATTTTTTTTATTATAGAATTAGTGAAATATGCTACATTTACATTAGAACCGCAAATTAAATGATTTATTTTACAATCTAAACAATTTATAAAGTCTACGTCGTCAGGCACAATATGTTCATGACTTTCTATAAATTCCATTACATAATTATTCATTTTCTTATTATATAATAAGATGGAAAATTTTAAAATCAAGTTTAACTCACTAAATATTAAAATGAATAAGTATAATTTATTGCAAATAAGAAAAAATTCGAATGCTTCTAATGTATCTATTAAAGAAAAAGATGTAATAAAAGAATTAGATGATATAATTTTATATATCAATAATAAAAAAAATAAATTATCATATGATGAAAAATATGATTTTAATTTTCAAAATTCTGAAAAGATTATCAAACTATATGAATCGATTGTTAATTTGTCAAACAAATATTTTAAAACAAATATAAAAAAAAATAAAGACATTTTGAAATATAAAGATATAATAATAACAAACTATATTGAGTATTTTATATTTAATAAAAAATTTTTAGATAATGTAACATTAAAATTTAATAATTTTAATAAAGGTATATATTATTTTTCAACAAATACAAATGTTAAATGGCCTATATATCATAGGAATAAATCATGTGGACCAGACAAGAATAATAAAAAATACATTGAAGAAGAATTATCATGTAATAAATTATTAAATACAACCAAAGACAATGATTTGTTTGATATTAGAAGAAATGCAGTTAAAAATTGTTTAATAGAACGATTAATATATAATGAATTTTTTAAACATTATATGCCGTATAATCAAAATATAGAACATTTAACTCATATGGCGAAAATTGCATATGAATCATTTGAATCATGTTATAGAAGTACAGTAATTTCACCACCTAAATTATATATAGATTCTAATAATATTGTAAATAAAGTTAAAATAATAATAACAAATCCAAATAAAACTATTACAGAATTTTATAAAAAGAAAATATTAAGCATTAATCCAATTATATATGATGATATTGTCATATGTGAACGTATTATAGAAGATAAAGAGTCTAAATTATATATCAAAGATATTAAAACACAAGGTTTTATATCTGGTCAACAGGAATGGACAACAATAGAAACTCGCAATTTAAAACGTTAATAAAGCAGCTTCCACTTTGGGAACAAGTTCTCTAGGATCAGAGTCAGTAATTTTAATATTAAGACTTTCTAATAATTGAGCTCGTTCTCTTAATCGAAGTAATTCTTTATTTATTAGAGCTAGAGCTTTTTCTTTAGTAATTGTTTCACATGGTATACTATTTTCAATTTCATTTATATGCATAGAATTTGTCCATTCCATAATTAAACCGTTGTCTATATTACTAGAAAATACATTCCAACTATAAACTATTTTAGACTGTGATAGTATATTTTTGGTAATATGAAAACTTTTCGTATCATAATACAAATTATGATCTTCTTCATGATAATCTTCACCATCACTCCATGTATCGCACTCTAGTAAATAAACCTGGACTTCTTCAGATTCTGACATTTTATATATAATCTTAACTATTCTTTAAGTACTATAATAAATACCATTTTTAATCACAAAATTCTTTATTAAACGGTCTGGGCGTTTAATTATATCTTCTGATTTATCTAGTGTAAAATGCGGTTTTTCTTCTAGAAACTCTTTATTTTTCTCATAAAATAGATCTAGATTCGGATTTATAATCTCTGGAATAATAATGCATAAATTTAAATAAGATGAACCCCATTCATATATACTAAGTTGGAAATTATCTCCAATTGAATCAATTAGATCTGGTAAAATTGCAGTAATATATAAAGATTTATCTAATATAGATAAATCATTACATTTGGGATATATATATATTTCTAAAAGCATTTGTCTTTGTTTATTAAATATATAAAAAGAAAACTTAAATAGAAAAATATCGAGATTAATCGATATCTTCCTATTTTTTTTTTGTTTTTTGTTTTTTGTTTTTTTGTAATATTTATAATAATTAAGCTACGGGAACTTGCTGAGCCTTCCATTCGCGATACATCTCCTGCGCCTTTGACATGCGCTCATTACGAGGAATCTCCTTAGACTCAATCGCAATCTTCTTCATGAACTCACCGAGCATGATGTTGTACTGAGAAGGAGTACGAGCATGCTTGACCTTTGGCTTTTCAGATTCAACATCATCGTTATTCTTAATAACCTTCTGCTTAGACTGCTTCTTAACCTTAGTAGGCTCAGGAATTACCTCAGCCGGCTTGGGAGCTTCTGCCTCAGCCGGCTTGGGAGCTTCTGGCTCAGCCGGCTTGGGAATCTCATCTGCAACAAGCTCTTGCTCATTAGCAAGATCTGCCTTCTTAGCCCTAGGCTTCGCGGAGCGCTTGACGGAGTCCCTGGGCTTCTTCTCAGGCTTGGCCTCAACAACAGCGGGCTCCTCGACGACAGGCTCTTGGACGGCAGGCTCCTCGACGACAGGCTCTTCAACCTTGGGCTCCTCGACGACAGGCTCCTCAACAACAATAGACTTCTTGGTAGACTTGCGGGGTGCCATTTGTTTATATGTGAGTGTGTGTGTTTTTGTATGCATGTAATCTCACACATGATATATCAAATTTTTCTAAAATTGACGTGTATTTAACGAGATTTTTTAGCCAAAAAGCACTTAAAGAAATATCGCATATATATAAATAGTGGAAAAAATATGGCAAATATAAATACTATGTCACTTACTTGCGCTAAAATGCGTGAACTCTTAAGAAATGCAAATATAAAAGGTAGATCTTCTGCAAAAACAAGTGAGCAACTACTTTCATTATGTAAAACTCATAAATTACTACCTGATACAGAAAGTGAAGCTGTGGAAACTGTGGAGCCTGTTGTCGCAGAATTACCATTTGATATACTTCGAGAAGTTATTAAACTAACTGTTTATCAAGGTGTTGAAGATGTAAAATATTCATCAAAAAGCGCTAAAAATTTATGTTCAGTATTATTTAATCTAAAAATTGTATGTAAGGAATTTCGAGATATGTTGCCAGCAAATCATGAATATTGGTTAGCGATTTTAGAAACATTTGCTAAATGTAAAGATCATTGTAGAGAAGCTTTAGAAGCTTTACAATATGTTAAGAACGGAAAAATATCTGCACAGAGAGCTTTACAACTAGTTGTGGGGACAGGTTGTGAGAATTGTAATTGTAAGCGCATTCGTAAAGTGTCTTGGCCGTTCTTTAAGAGATGGTGTCAACCATGTGTGGAATCTCTAACAGTTGCTGATTATAAACTTAAAGATATTTATAAGATTGAATTTTGGGTCTATGGAAATTTACCGTTTATATTATCTGAAATGTATAATCGCCAGTATGGTGCTTATACTATTAAGTGTTATTTAACTGAATCTGTTTTAGATAATTATAGACGTTTTAAAAATATGAAACATGTTACATCTCTTGCGCAAATTGAGAATATAAATCAAATTACTAAACAAAATCAACATGATGTTATTTGTAAAATGTTTCAAGAAAAAAGCTATTCAAAATATTCAATAGCAGCCTTGAAAAATAATCATAGATTTAATGATTTATTTAATATGGAATTTGGATTAGCAAAAGCTCAACTAAATAATCCTGCTTTTATTACTGAAATTTGTAATGATGTTTATAATAAAGAGCTTAATGATTCAGTAAGAATCTGGGTTCGTGAATTAAGATCTGAAATTGGTAAAGGACAGGATGGTATTCCGGAATATTCTATATTAAACGATGCTTTAAATAAGTTTAAATATTATTTAAATAAAAATACGATAGCAACTAGAGAGTTGTTTATTAAAAATGTATGGACTAAAATGCTTCCAGAACTACATACTCAAGCATTAGCTGTTATTGATGCTAGAAAAGTTAAAAAAGAAGAGCTACGAATTAAAAAAGAGAGAATCGCTGAAGAATTAAGAATTAGAAAAGCTGAAGAACAACGTCTTAGACAGAGCACAGAAGAACTAAATGAATTTGTAGCATCATTACCGCATAATTCTGGAAGATATAAATGTCCAATATGCGAAATAAAACGTCCTACAAATCGAGATTTCTTATTACCTGGTTTAAAACAACATATAAAGGATGTTCATAAAAATTATAATTTGAAATCTGCAGGATCACCACCTGCATAACCACCTTCGTGTATAGATAAAAACTTAATTTGTTCCTTTGTTTCTTTATATGTAATTTCAGGCCATTTCTCTATGGTTTTACTAGAAATTACCCATAATGATTCACCGAAATTAAATGTACAATGTTTTGAAAAGAAATAAGAAAACCAATACTGTAGTATACCACAATCATTTTCAGAAATAAGTGTATTTATAAACTCATGATAAGATTTACTTTTATTATAAGTTTCTTTAATAAAGTTTACAAAATTTTTTAATCTACATTTGCTTCCTACAATATATTTTTTATTAAATTCTTCAAGTTGAAGCATTGGTTCATTCTTCATATAATCAACCGCTTCTTTAATTAATTGTATGTCGTCTTTATTAAATGGTTTTGCATTAAATTTAGACTGATACCAGGTCTTTCCATGTTTTATTAAATAAAAATAATATAATGGTACAGTGTTATTATATTCGCAAGTTATTTTACTATGGTCTTTTAACATAAAATTTCTTACATCTGGAAATATAGATTTTACAAATTTAATAGCTATTTTAGTCATTTCGACCGTGCCTTCTCCGCTTATCATATCAGCGTCTTTAGAACATTTCTTATCAAAACTAATACCATTTATATTTGGATCAACGTCATCTTTATAAACCGATATGTTGATACATTGCTTAATGCCGCCAAATTTAACACGAAATTCGTGTTTAGATTCTGTAACCGACGCAAAAAATTTATTATTGATCTGATAATATTTAGGTGAAATCATATTCTTTTTATTATATAAAGAAATAAAACATATATATTTATATACCATGAATACTGATAATATTAGTATTATTGTTGCTTTTAATAAGAAATTTGGAATTGGTAAAGATGGAAAATTACCATGGCATATTCCTGAAGACCTGAAGCGTTTTCGCGATCTTACTAAATATGGCGTATGTATCATGGGACATAAAACCTATCTATCGATTCCTGAAAAGTATAGACCTTTACGAGATCGTTTAAATGTAGTTGTTACACTTATGCCCTGGCAATATAAATCAGATGCACGTGTTTTATATGTAACTCTGGAAGAGCTTGATGGTTTGCATTTTAATAAAAATGTATTTATATGTGGTGGTGAATTCCTATATAAAAAATATATGGGTATCGCTAAAAAGGTATATGCAACAGTAATTACTGATGATGCTGGTAAAGTAGAGTGTGATACTTTCTTTCCTATTGAAAATTTTAATCAATATGAAATTAGTGAATATTCGCCCCAATACGATAAATATAGATTTATTACTTATACAAAAATGAAAGTTCCTCATGGTGAACTTGCCTATTTACAACTATTGCGCGATGTAGAATCTAATGGTAATTATCGCCCAGATCGCACAGGTACTGGAACGACTAGTATGTTTGCACCAGATCCATTGCGCTTTGATATATCAAAATCAATTCCTTTATATACTACAAAATTTGTACCGATTAAAGCAATTATCAAAGAATTATTATGGTTTTTAAGAGGTGAAACAGATTCTAAGATATTGGAAGAACAAGGTGTTAATATATGGAAAGATAATACGAGCCGTGAGTTTTTAGATAAACGCGGCTTAACGCATTATATAGAAGGAGATCTAGGCCCACTGTATGGGGTTAATTTCAGAGCATATAATGCAGAATATCATGGATGCCTTAAAAGTTATATTGGCAAAGGTGTTGATCAGATTCAGAATTTAATTACTGGATTAAAAGAAGATCCTTATTCTAGACGACATTTAATTACTACATTTAATCCTGCTACCGTCAACCAATGCGTGTTGTATCCATGCCATGGTATTGCGATTATGTTTTATGTTGGCGGAGCCGACGGAAGTAGCGGAGCTGACGCAAGTGGCGGAGCCGACGCAAGTGGCGGAGCCGACGGAAGTAGCGGAGCCGACGGAAGTAGCGGAGCCGACGCTGAGAAGTACTTAAGTTGTCATGTAACTATAAGATCAAATGATTTATTACTTGGCAATCCATTTAATGTGGCGAGTTATGCAATATTTGTTTATATTATTGCTAAAAAAGTGGATATGAAACCTAAAGATTTAATTATATCGATTGGTGATGCCCATATTTATAAAACACATAAGGAAGCGATTGAATTATTATTAACAAGAAGTGCATTGCCATTTCCAGTATTGGAAGTAAATGATTCTATAAAGGATATAGATATTAGTGACATTAAAGTAGAAGATTTCAATCTAGTTGGATATTTAAGTCATGATAGTATAAAGGCACCTATGGCTATTTAACTTTGAATATTATATAATATTATATAAAATGTTTGCATATTCATTTAAGGATATGTACGACTGGTATGTAGATAACATAGATAATACAGAGCTATTTGAAGAAAATAAAACCTTGGCTGTTTATGAAATTACAGCTACTAAAAAATATGAATCTCTATCAGATAAAAAACAAAGAGCTCTTAAAATACAGCCACTTAAAAAAAATGAATGTTATTTAGGAATGTTTAAGAAACAAAATGTAACTGATATTATAAAGTTTAAATCTATAGGCACTGATATGCTTAATGGTTTATATTGTGTAATCGATGATTCCAATATTTATGCTGTATTTCCTGAACTTAAAAATGGTCATATGTTAGCAGACCATTTAACGTTTATGAGTGATAATGTTCATCTAACTACATATCAA